CGCTTAGAAGGCGTCTAAAGTTACTTTCTCTTTATCTCTTTTAGTGCAATCTATTAGGATTGTATTAACAGAGTACTTGCAGTTGATTTAAGGATCTCAGAGCTTTTTATTTATTCAAAGCTCCGGATGTGAAAGGTGGTGTTGAGGTTAATTCCTACTTTTATTATAAATAATAAAAGTCTGATAAGACTAATTCCCACGCGCAGACACATCGTGTTTGCTTGCAAACCTTTTCCTAACTACTCCAAATGCCCTAAAGATAATCCACTATAATAATTTTCCAATTATTATATGGCTTCATTAAGAGCCATTGTGATTCCCAGATAACATAGTTTCTAATTTCAAAGAATTAGTCTGCTATTACAAGGGAGCAATGCTCGGACATAGGATCTAGCCCAACTGTATGAAGGCGTTTCTTCAAACTTTTCGTCTGTCAATATTCTCCCGATGACTAATCTAGTCTTCAAAGAGCTATTGGCTTATGATAGTTTTGAAAACCTTCATAGAAAGCAGGTACAGAGAGAGAAATTCGGTAGAATAGTCTATAAAAGGGATTGCTATATATTATATTTGGTCACGAGGTCCGCGACGTAGTCGTATACCAAACAACCTTTTATCATTATATTAGCATTTTTATCTTGGTTTCTTAAAATTTTATCAAATCTAACCAATGATTAGATAATTGCCACTAGATAATAGATCCACAGGGGACCTTCTCTTCAGAAGGAGACTGATCACCATGTGATCAGCGTTACCAAATACAGTTAGTTAAACTGCTAATAAATTTGGATTTCCTGTATAGCTACTACTCAAGTAACTTTAATAAACTTTTAAAATTCCAAGACAGCACGACAGATCTGATTCGATAGCCTTACCTTAATCTAGAATATAAAGTATGGAGTCGTAATCATCGGCCCGCATGTTTACGAGGACCTGAACTATCCTTACGGACAGTTAGATCAATGTCAACAGTTGGAACGGATGATTTCAATTCATACCAACGTTCTAGGAAAGCTAAGGCTATATCAAGATTTTCAGGAGATGCTACTTTCGGAGCATCAGTATCATATCCACGTCCTGGACGTTTACCCTTAAAGAATAGATTATGTCTAGTAATAGACTCCTCTAATTCTTGAGAGTACTCGTGCATAAGAGCGGAAAATACTTCCTGAAAATAAACTTGATTTTCACTGAACTCTTCATCATATAGTTCTTTGGCTCACGTGATTTTAGGTACGGAGACTTGAAAGCTCATATTTTGGCGGTCTGCTCAATACAGACCCCAAGGAGCAATCTTGTTTATCCGATCTAAAAGAGCATCTCAAACTCCTTTGATATGGAGTCTTGAGATAGAGAAACTAGAAATAGTTCTCATCGAGAGTCATTGAACATATGTAGGAAAAGATCAGACAGAGTTAAGAGGTTTTGTTAGTCAAATCATTAACGTACGCAACCGTAAAGACATCTTTGATATCTTTGCAGTTAGCATACCCAATGATCGAAACCCAAAACCTAGTACCCGAACTAAGGTTGATAACCGAAAATTCTTCTGGAATCTTTTTATAAGTAATAGTAACGCATCAAGCGATACCATACTTACATCAAGTTCTTTGAAGGATAAAGGTGAACAATCTTGGGTGCAACAGATAAATCTTTTTGCAAATTCAAAGGTTCCGTTTCCGGAAATCAATGATTTTGTAAGATTTATAGGTACACCAAGCGACTCCATAACTTTTAAATACTCTGTGGTAACATCTTTATCAAAGATAACGATGTCATCACCAAGTATTACATAGTTAGGGAATCACTTAACTCATCCGGTCTGTGCTGCCGCGTATTGTACGATGAAATGGTGGGTCATTGCTAGCATTACTCAACTACTAAGAGCACCCATAGGTTGTCCGACACTATATCGAACAGACTTACGGTACCCAGGTAGTCAGTAATCCCGATCTACGAGCAGTTCTCCTCAGAGCTGTCCTAGACCCGGTAGAAAACTGTTCACAATTACGGACTGCAGTATCAAAGGCAGCCGGTCGGTTGCCGCAGTTAAATCTAACGAAGCTACATAAGAATGTTTCTTCGCTAGAGAAATTGCGAAATCGACTGCTTTATTCTGATCAAAAGTCGCATCCTGAGGAATCTTTTTAAGAATTTCTTGGATATGACGATGGAGAGGATAAAGCAAAATTTGTGTTCACCAATCTACCATAGCAAATACACGAACTTTACCAGGTTCGAGCTTGATCCCTAGTTTACCTAGAGGTCAAGCACCACCATTAAATTTTGTAGAAGGCACATACCGACTCATCTGACCTATAAAGTAGTTCA